ATAAACCAAGAGGATACATCTACTGATGAAAAATCAAAAACCTAGCGTTTACAAACGCTTATCAGATAAAGGTCGAGAAATTATTTCTAAAATCCCGCGGACGGTGAATATTAAAATTCGCCGACCCGTATCCGAACATCAACGCTTTAGGCAATGGCTAGACGCTGAAAGCAAGTCGGCCGCCATGAAAGGCCAGGACTCCTACGAGGAGTTCATGGACTTTGGCGTTGATTCTCCAGACACTCCTCGAACCGAGTTTGAACTTGTGTTCGATCCTCGAACGGGACGTGAGATGTACCCTAAAGAAAAAGCTTGGCTTGATGCGCAACGCGCGGAATATGACAAACGTCAGCGAGCTATGGCGAAGCATAAAACTCAAAAACAGGAAGCGGAACTTACCGAAACCATTAAACCCGCTCCTAAGAAAAAAACTCCGAAAACGGACGAGGCGGAGTAATCTCCGGCTCGTAAAACTCAGTGGACAACTTGATGTCCACTGTACTAGGTGATAGGACGCATAATGTCAAAACGAAACAAAAACAGGGCAAGGCGCGAATCTACATTCGCTAACCAACGGTTGCCCATGCCCGCACGTTATGTTACATTAGGCACAAATCACCTAACCGATCTTCTACGCTCATATGAAGATCGTCGAAGCTGGCAGCCTACGGCTAACTTAAATCCTTTCCGAGCCCCTGCCACGTTTTCGGGGCAGAGGGCCCCACTTACTTCAAATCCACCTCTTAAACGCTCTCTTCGGTCCAGCTTCCACCACAAGATCGCCTTTCAGGAACCTGAAAGCGTTCTTGTCTGTGTACGCAGACAAATCCGCAAAGAGGTACTCTTTGCTAAAAATAAAACTGGCCGTACAGGCCAAAACAAACCTCGTTGGACAGACATGTCCAAAATCTCTTGCCGGAGGTCTAAATGAGCTGGGGCATGTTTGGAGCCGCATTGGGCGGCAATTTAATTGGCGCTTCAATGGCTCAAGATGCCCAGCGTTCAGCTAACAAAGCCAACAAGGCTATTGCTGAACAGGACCGCACTATGCAACGTGAGTTTGCTCAAAACGGCATACGCTGGAAAGTCATGGACGCCAAAGCCGCCGGAATTCATCCTCTTGCAGCTCTCGGGGCCCAGGGGGCATCCGCATCTCCCGCCGGTATTCCGGTCGGGGCCGATCTTTCTATGGCTAATGCCATGTCTAATACCGGCCAAGATATTGGCCGTGCTATTCAATCTACTCGCACTGCTGAGGAACGCCAATTGGCTCAACTCCAGCTTGCGAACGCTCAGGCCGATCTCGATGGTAAAACCATCGACAATCAGATCCGCTCTTCACAGCTGCAGAAAATGCAAGCTGTGGGCCCCGCCTTTCCTTCTCCTATGGACTCTTCTCTTATCCCTGGCCAGGGTGACGCAGTCCCTGGCTTTAAGGTTATGCAATCTGAAGCGAAAGCTTCATCCCTTGCGAACGCCGGTGTTCAGGCGGGCGCTATTAATCAACTTCAGTATACCAAGGAACCGTCAGGGAAAATTGGTATCGCTCCTTCTTCCGACGCCAAAGAGCGCAATGAGGACGACCTCATTGCTGAGACTCTTTGGCATCTTAAAAACAGACTCGCGCCGCCCCCTCCTGATCCGGCCCAATTCCCTCCTCCCAAAGGCTCTACGGGATGGGTGTGGTCTCCTATGGAGCAGGCTTTCGTTGGTAATGCAACGCAAAAGGGCTTGTCAGACACCGATCTTATGCAGGACTCTAGGGTTATTGGGCCTTTTATAAAAAAATTCTCTCGCAAATTCAGGAGGTAATATGGCACGAAGACGCTCTCGCAAACGTGGTTCATCACGGCGCAGGAAATCTAAAACTCTTAAACGTAAGTTCGTGGGCCGAACAGGCGCACGTCAGCGAATAGGTTATCGCTTCTAATGCTTTGTAAAAAAGCATACCGCAAGGGAATACATCAATTCGGTTGCCAGCAATGCGGGCCCTGTCGTCAGAACAGGAACCGCGTCTGGGCACACCGGATGGTGCTTGAATCCTTCAAGCATCCAAAATCCTCTTTTGTTACTCTCACTTATAACGACGAACATTATCCTCCAGGGGGCTCCCTTGTTCCAAGAGATCTTAGACTCTTCATTATGCGACTTAGATCCCGTGTCCGTCCGACTCGAGTTCGGTTCTATGCTTGCGGCGAATATGGCGCCGGAGCACAAGAACGACCTCATTATCATATTGCTTTCTTTGGCTTGGGACGTGAGGACCAAGCGATTATTGAGAAAGCTTGGCATTCGCCGGAATCTAAACTCCCTATCGGGTTTGTCCACGTTGGAGATCTCAATTTTGATTCTGCGCAGTATATCGCGAAGTATATCCAAAAAGGCTATAACAAACCAGACGATGCTCGCCTTAAGGGGCGGCATAAAGAATTTGCGCGAATGTCTAACAGACCAGGCCTTGGCGCGCTCGCCATCCCTGACATCGCCGAAGGATTGAACAATGACGCTGGAATGCACATTATTTCTACTTTGGGCGACGTCCCAGGTGCTCTTTCTCATGGCCGTCGGTCTATGCCTTTAGGTCGCTATCTTAAATCTAAACTCCGACACGAAATGGGGCTTGATGAAGACAAAATCAAATCCGAAAAAAACTATCAGAAAACCTTGCAGATGTCGCAACTGCTTGAAGAAGCTCAAAGCATTACGTGCCCTAAGGCGAAAGCCGAGCACATCCACAAATGGTCTCAGACTGCTCAGCAGGTACGAAACATAGAAGCTAAAATTAATATATTTAAAAAAGGAGGCATTCTTTGAAATCATCTTTGCACGATCTTTCCCATTCTAAGGCCTTTTCCGGCTATATGGGTACTTTGACCCCGATTGGTTGGGTTCCTGTACTTCCAGGAGACCACTTCCAGCACTCTACTACCGCGCTTGTGAGAACTCAGCCTCTCCTTGCTCCTCTTATGCATCGTGTAGACGCTAAAATTTTTCATTTCTTTGTTCCTAACCGCCTTCTTTGGGACAATTGGCAAGATTTCATTACTGGGGGACCTGATGGCATGAACGCCTCCGTCCACCCTTATGTTTCTCTTATACCACCATTGGTCCCAGGCTCTCTACAAGACTTTCTAGGCGTTGCACCTTTTGGCGAGGTTAGTGACCCAGCCTTACCGGTCAACGCTCTTCCTTTTCGCGCTTATAATTTAATTTTCAATCAATATTTCCGTGATCAGGACCTAGTGGCAGAATTGCCCGTTCCTAAATCCGATGGCGCTGATGCAACAGATTACCAGCTGATGCGTCCAGCTTGGAAAAAGGACTATTATACTCTTGCACGACCCGAACCCATGAAAGGACCGGAAATTACGGTTCCTGTTCAGGGTGAGGCTCCTGTTCTTGGTATAGGCAAGAACAATCAGAACTTTCCCTCCGCGAACGTCAACGGTCTCTACGAATCCGATGGTACCACTTCTAATTACGCTAACGCGTCCGAAATCGATCCTTCTAATGGCGACGAACGTTTTTACGTTCAGGGCACGGCTGCTACCAGCGGCTATCCTAACATTCGCGCCTTTATGGATGGCGCTTATGTCGACGCTCTCGATTTCCGCGAAGCATTCGCTCAGCTTAGATTTCAGGAACTGAGATCTCGCTATGGTTCCGAGTATGTCGACTATCTCGCCTTTCTTGGCGTTAAATCTTCTGATGCCCGCTTGCAACGCGCCGAGTACCTCGGCGGCGGCGCAGGCCCCATCCAATTCTCCGAAGTGCTTCAGACCGCTCCAGAGGATGCTGGCGACCCAGTAGGCGCTCTTAAAGGTCACGGTATATCTGCCAAACGCACTAATCGTTATAGGCGCTACTTTGAGGAGCATGGCATTGTCATGACCCTCATGTATATCGCCCCAACCCCTGTTTACGGCAACACCATGCCTCGGGAGTTTTTCAAAACGACTAAAGAGGACTATTGGCAGCCCGAGTACGAACACGTTGGCCAACAGGCCATTATGCAACAGGAGGTTTGGCCAGGCTCCGCCAACCGGACGGATCCTTTTGGGTGGATTGACAGGTATGAAGAATACCGGTCCATCCCATCTACCATTGCTGGCGAGTTCCGAACAACTAATTATGATTACTGGACTATGGCCAGGATCTGGGACACCGAGCCAGCTCTCAATGAAGAATTCATTGAGTTAAATCCGACGAATCGGGTTTATCCCGCAACCAACGAAGAAAATGTGTTCATTTTCGTCAACCACAACCTGAAGGCTCGCCGTAAGGTTACCAATAAACCAAGAGGATACATCTACTGATGAAAAATCAAAAACCTAGCGTTTACAAACGCTTATCAGATAAAGGTCGAGAAATTATTTCTAAAATCCCGCGGACGGTGAATATTAAAATTCGC